GGAGATCGAAGGAGTATACGAATCACTCCGTGTACTCATCGGTCGACCGCTATGGACATCCAGGAATTGGGACATCCTAAGCGGGGTTGTGAGAGGTTTTGAGAAAGACTTCGTACCAGATCTCGATCTCCAAATGGAGACCGAGCGTATGATCGATCCGTCTCTCAGTGCCGAGGAACTTCCGGATATGGGGATTATCTCCCTGATCCAAGAAGGAGGGTATAAGCTGCGGTTTGCAGCTAACCCGTACCGCGTTTACCAACAGGCTTTGCAACCGTTGGGTCGCGTCCTCTTCGCAGCCTTGAAAAGAGTGTCGAACGATTTTACGTTTGACCAGGAGGCGGCTCTTCCCAAGCTCCAGAAATGGATACAAGAAGGCCGTACCATGTGCTCTATGGATCTGAGCAATTGCTCAGATAACCTTCCGCTGGACCTCCAGTTGGAAGCCCTGTCTAGGTACGGGGTTGGAACACGGTGGCTCCAATTCTTCAAGGATACCTGCAGAGGTCGGTGGTGGGTAAACCCGTCACCGGATATGTCTAGGTATCTCCAATGGACCGTAGGGTCACCTTTAGGGTTGTACCCCACGTTTGCATCCTTTGCGCTGCTGCACCATAATCTGGTGCAGTATGCGTTTAAGGAGAGTGGATATCGACCCACTCCCGAGGAGGAGGTGAGTGGCGAGTTGCCATACGTGATTGTTGGCGACGACGTCACTATAGCAGATCTGGAAACAGCTCTGCTATACCGGAGACTTATGGAAGCCTTCGGCGTCCCCATCTCAGAGCATAAAACACTCTGGAGCAAGGATGTCGCTGAGTTCATCGGTCGGGTAGTCACATCTAACAGTGTGATCCAGGGCTTTAAGTGGAAGGGTCGGGTGTCCGATCAAAGCTTTGTGGAGTTTTGTCGGATGTTCGGCCCCAGGGCCTTAGCTTTGCTAAGTCCCCGCCAAAAGAAGGTTGTCAGCTTCATCGCTGACCTCCCTGAGCCCTATGGCCTGGGGTGGAATCCCTTCGGGATACCGCTATCAGAGCGTCTACCACAATGGCTGGAAACAGCCATGCAACGTGATGAACGTTTGCGGACATTTGATAGGCGATCCGCGAGAGCTAACCAACTTCTGCACCGTAGTGGTGTCGAGTGGTGGGTCGCTCCCGGCCGTGAGGCCGATGCGGACTACCTGTCCTCCGACCAGGAGGACGAGAGGTTACTAAGTTCCGTGTTCCCCGGGCTCACGCCCTATGGGATGCCGGTCTTAGCTAACGCCGTTGAGGTAGCCCTTGCAAAAGGTGTACCCCACGATCTCTCAGAAGCTCTGACAGACCTTTTACGACGCACTTCCTCTGTCGAGAGACAGAGTGAACTCACAACACTGGTCGTGTTGGAGAGGAAGGTGCGCAGAAGCCTACGCACGTGGCGGAGAAGTCCGTGAGCGGCGCGCTCATGGTTATCCGTAAGGACCAC